GTATTAAATTGTGTGGCTTGATCAATACCAACTTGGTTCTTAATTGAGTCGACCAGAGCTGGCAATTCTTTAAATTGCAATTCTGAAACATCTTCAAGCATACCTTGCATTTTGTCGACCATGTCTTGTGCGGCCAACACAACTTGAGCTTGTTGTACTTCACTTTCGTTCAGGCGTTTCATTGCACGACGCAGTCGGCTTTCGGCTTGCATCATTGCGGCTGAAGCTACTAGTTTTTGTTCTTCGGGGTTCAATGGTTGTCCAACAGAAGATTTCTTCAATGCGGCAGCCAGTTTAGGATCTTGTGGTGGTTTTGTGCCAGCAGGTGCGGTAGCAGGAGCAGCCGAGGTAGCACCCACAGCACCAGTACTAGCAACAGGCGGTAACATAGTCTCTTTGAGTCTACTTGCTAGGGCTTGTTCCATCATTACCAGTTGCAAATACTTGGGATTCTTTTCACTGTGATGACGTGCCGTTGTACCACGATGTTCTTTTAGCACACCTTGTACTTTGACCAACATAGCACGAGTTTGACCGTGTGTTAATTGATCAAAACGGATACGTGAACCAAAATAACTTTCGAATACTTTGGCGATTTGTTTACTTGGCTTGGGAGCCGCTAGTTCTTGCAGTTTCATTATTGAATCCTCTAATCTGTAGATATTTAGCCCGATTTACACATTTTTCTAATTCTGCATCAACAGAATTATACAAGTCTATTTTAGGTTGAATTTTCATGTTTATAATTTCATAAAAATTCTCATGGCGTCCACGTTCGCCCACTGTCTTACGACAGTATATATCTGCGGCTAATGCCTGTTTTTTGCGATCCAGTACCAGTATCAAATTGCTTAAATTATACTGTTGTTGATGATCAGCAGTACACCAACTCATGGCTGTTTTTTTACTGCTGAAACTGTGTATTTCTCTATCCCAGGTGCTGACACGAAATCTTGTGTCTGTGGATTCAATGCAGTATCTACCAAACACCACAATGCCGCCTGCGCCATTATCTATTATGATACTATCGATGTTGCGTTTGAGCTCACGTTCGGCCCACTGTTCTAATTTCTGGTCTCGTGTCATTTTAGTACGTAGTGAGTAACCAAGTATCCTATGACGGCTGTTAAGAATCCAATGATTCCCACTCCCCAACCAATCAATTGTGTGTTACGATTATCACTTATTTTATGCACCAGTCGATGCACTTCTTGAATGGTGGATTTTAATTCCGCTGTGTCTTGCTTGATATCATCAATGCGTTGTTCTAAGGCAGTATACCGTTGAGCACACAATTCAACGTGGGCTTCGAGACTTTTCTTTTCGATATCAGTTGTGTCAACCATGATTACTCCAATGCATTATTTACCGCAATGAACCAAATGTTCTGGCCTGCACCACTAGTGGTAATAGTGGGTGCTAGGCTAGGTTGTTCTGTCAAGTTCAACATCATGGGGATTCCTTCACAATCAACTCTGAGTCCGGCTAAAGGATCAGGATCTCCGTGCATTTCGAATACGCCTTCACTTTCACTTCGGAATTCAAACTCCCATACCCCGTCCGTTTCTACAGGTACAGTGAGATCAACAGGTTGTGTTCGCAAACTTATAATTTGTAGTAGTGTTTCCCAGTTGCGTTGTTGGTTGCGTGAATGATTCCAGTCCGATTGATTGCTAACCGATTGCCCGGCACGATCCACAAACGGAATTTCACTTGGTCTAAAGTGTCCAGTTACACCAGTAAGACTGCAATCAAAAAGAGTACGGCATATGATTTTCATTCTATGAGTATTTAATGCCAAAAAAGAAACCCTGGAGTTTTTACGTCCAGGGTGTATTAACTAAAAATTAGTTATTAAGTCTGTAAACCAGTGAATGTGGCAACGTTAGAAACGTTGCCAGTTGGAATACCAATATTCAAACCACCAGTTGCATTGGCTGTTTGAGCAGCCGCTACCAATGTTGCTGTTGTATAAGCACCAGTTGGGTAGATAGCCAAGTTGATTTGACCTGCTGTTGGGCCTGCTTGGTAGAACGCAATTGTTCCGCCTGCACCGCCACCAGCAATACCAGCGCCAGATTGTACGGCTTGGAACACGTTGTTCAAGTAACCGTTAACGTTACCAGCACTTGTTAGTGCGGCATTAGCTGTCAATGAGAAGAAGTCTAGCTTAGGGCCAGACAACATTACTGGGCCGCCGGCCGCAACGTTAGCTGTACCAGCGATAGAACCGTTTGCTACGTCCAGTGCGAAGACTGGTTGGGTAGTACCATTTATTTTTGTGAATGTTGCCATTTCAATTTTCCTTTAAGTTATTGGTCTTTGTGGACCTGCTTTTATTTAGTCAGTTTGGAAAAATTACGCCTGTTGCGGATTGTTTCTTTGTCTATTTTGAGCCGCAAATGCATTGGGATCAAATCTATTTACCGCCTTTGCATAGCCTACAGGGGTGGCCATGACCCAGCCTTCTTGCCCTGGATGCTGTGTATCTGCTTGCTGTAACAAGTGCATTTTGATGTCATGTAGCAAGTTAAACGCTGTAAAGGCTGCCGCTAGTGCAGGAGTATTTGATGTAGGGCTGTTCAAGTATTCTACAATGTTACGGAACTTTTGTGGGGTAACTCTGGTTTCTAGCCACTTGCCAAATTCAGGTAATAGTGTAGCACCGTTGAGTGGTGCGCCCACCTTGGTGTTGATAAAGTCCACACACAATTTTGCTAGATCGGTAATCTTGTGTGCCCGTAATTCAGTAGGATTAAACAATGTGTCAATATCTCGACCACTAGTTTTAATCAACGCCTTGAGTTGCTTTTCGGCCTTTGTTTCAGTTTGTAATTGTTTAGGACTTGCTGGTCTCTCTAACATCAGTCCCGGAACCTCATTAAATTTTACTCCACTAAGTGGCTGTCGAGCATCTCCCGCATCCGCATACATTGAGTGTATAGCAACACCAATGTCGGAGTTACCAATGCGTTGTCCCAGTGCAGACTTGACTGGAATTTTGTATTCTACTGTGTTGGGTCGGAACACATAATTGCCTGCTTCTATAGGAGGTGTCGACATGTATAATAAATCACCTTTGACGTAACCACGGAAGTTAGGAGGTAATGCGGCTTCTAGCACAGGAAATAGTGTAGTGTACAGTTGAATTAGTTCAGTTCTGTCGCCTGGGCGATGGCTTTGTATGTCAGCCATCATTTGTGGACTTGTAGCAAGACCATCATAGCCTTTGGCTTCAAATCCCGATCCATCTGTCAGCACAAACTCGCCTGTGGCAGGCTTGCGGCCAAATATCACAGCTGGCTTACCGTCCCATTTAGCTGTTACTGTTGACGGTTGCTGTGTAGAATGTTTCACGATCTCTAATGCATCTTTAATACCTTGTGTGCCACGTCGGAACACTAAATCTTCAAGATGTTCAATACCTTTGGCGCGGCCGCCAACACCTGCTTGTTCTGCTTCTACTAGTGCAACGTAACCGCGATTCACAATACGGTCACGTAATCGTGCTAAGAAGCCAACATCGCTTTCGACCACACCCAAATCAGGTTCTTTTACACCTTCACGTGCAATATAATCACGGAAGTCTGCTAACTTAGCATCACGGTCCGGATCCATTGCTAGTGCTTTGTAGATACTTTCTACTGTGGCAAGATTTTTGCGATTATTGAGATTTGGACTTAACAAGATACCGGCAGCTTGATCTGGATCTAGTGTAACTGCTTTTTCTGTTTGGCGACTGATGATACCTTTTGCACTTGCTTTAAGTCCCAGTGCTTTGGCAATGCTACTCATTAGAATATTACGAAACACGCCTTTGTATGCTGATCCTGCGCCGCCGTCCAGCCAGAATGTACCCCAGCTCATGTTGGGCATGAACATAAAGTCTGTTTGTACATAGCCACGTTTGGGATCACCTTGAATAGGCGTTTTAAAGTGTACTGCTTCGCCTGTGAGTCTTGTCCAGTCTTTGGGGTCTTGCTTGTTCTTTGCGGCCCAAGCATCTAGTCGGCCTTTTAATTCGGCCTTGGTTATTTCGTTGGCATCCACAGCAAGATCTAAATCACCCGAATCAGATTTTTTACCTGTCGAACCCAACCACTTAATAGGAATACCTACCTCATCTTTATCGTGTGATAAGTCAAGACCTGTAATAGTTTCCAACCAGGCAACTGTACTGGCTATGTCACTTTTATTG